TAAAAAAAGCTATAAGTATAAGCCAATGCCAGGTGATGCAGTAATAATGCCATCAACTGAGCCGTTTTATCATGGAGTAAAACAATACTTTAATGCCAATCGATATTTTGCAAGAACATTTTTAGATTATGTTTCAGATAAAAATATAGTGTGGGAAAGCAAATATACTGTAGAGTCTGATGGCATAATGACTGAATCAGAGTATGTCGATAAAGATATGCAGCTGATAAGGATATCTACTGATGAAATTGCAGTTGAGAGTGGGAATTAATGTCAGAGCGATCAGAAATAAAAAGGGATGGCGCCAAAGGCCAAAAGAATTCAGGTCGTGGAGATTATCAAAAAGGAGATGCCGTCTGGCATAATTTTGTTGTAGATTATAAAGAATACTCAAAGTCTATATCTATATCTAAATCAATGTGGTCAAAGATATGTACTGACACATTTAAGGTGAGTAGGGACAAAAGCCCAGTACTAAAGCTAGTGCTTGGCTCAGACGGATCAAAGACAAGGCTTGCAGTAATAGAGTGGGCAATGCTAGAGCAACTAATAGAATGTTGGGAGACAAACAATGTACACGATTAATGCATACAGAGACAACCACAGGGACCTATCAGCAAAAATAAGACAGTTGCCCCCAAAGAGAGACTGGATGCACTCCGTTACATATAACTGTACTCCAATAATGGCAGCAAACTCTCTTGGGTATGGAATTTATTTTGACCAAGATATTTCATTTGTCTGGGACGGAGATAGAAAGAACCCAGCGAAAGCGATACTTGGAAGTGAACATGTATGGTCTGGCAGAGGAGAGGGAACCGTAAGTTTCAACACTAATTTAATATTTAGAACAGACCCAGATGTAAGCATACTTACTATGCCAGTACCAAATCAATTCATTGAAGGTGCTGAAGTTATAACAACTGTTTTATCATCATCTATATTTACAGGATCATTTCCAATTGTATGGAAGCTTCACGAAGCAAACAAAGAATATTTTGTAAAGGCTGGAACAGATGTAGCATGCATACTACCAGTATCAATTGCACAATTTCAAGACTCTAACATTAATGTTTTGAATGAGGTCTACCCCTCAGATAAAAGAATTCAAGACACTCAAGACTACTTAGATGAAATTCAAAGAGCAGTGTCAGCAGATAAGCCAAGGCTAAAGATGTACAAAAAAGCAATAGATCATAAGGGAAACAAGATAGGGAAACATGAGGTTGACAATCTAAAGATGAACGTAACTGAGTTTGAGGGCAATTTAAAATGACTATGTTTTTATTTGGATTAATGGTAGGATTTATTATTGGGTATCCAGTCGGACTATTCATTGACAAGTGGGACAAGAGGATTAAAAATGGCGGAAGATAAAAACACACTTCAATTAATTAGTGATATAACAGAGTTCAACGACCTGCATGAGTATATGCAGGATGAGCACTTAGACAAAGCATTGGCTATTGTTGTAAAGCTATTGATGACACCAGATGTCCCATCAGCAAAAGCTCCTGTGCTTATTATGGAACTTCAAGCAATGTCCACCAAGTTTGCCGTAATGTCTTCTGTGTATTCAACTATCGCTAAAGATAAAGCGGGAACTGTAAATAACAACAAGAAGAACGTTTACTATTCAGTAAAGGAGTCCATAGACAAACTTGTAGATGCACTTAAGTATGTCGTTAGGTACAACTCATAAATGGCCAGAGATATTGTAAAGAATCTTAAGTTTAAAAAGCATACTGGAAAGTTCTTTGATCCAGAAAAGTTTGCCTCATTACTTGACGAGTCATATCGCAATACCAAGAGAGCAGACGGACAGATGACAAAGAAGTCATTTAGCCCAAGCTCACTTGGTTATGGACATGGAACGTGTCCCAGATATTGGTACATGGCATTTTCTGGTGCAGTATTTATTGATGATAATGATGCCGTTGCAGTTGCAAATATGGCACAGGGAACTCAAGCCCACGAAAGACTTCAAAAACTTATTGCCACTATGCCAGAATGGAGAGCAGAAGAAGAAGAAATTATTAATGAGTATCCTCCAATTAGAGGCTTTATAGATTTAATTATGGAGTATGATGGCGAGACTGTAATTGGTGAAATCAAAACGGCAAAGCAAGAAGTTTGGGATACAAGACAATCAGAGATGAAGTCATCAGCAAACCATATGCTTCAGCTATTAACCTATATGAAATTAAAAAATGCCAAAGAGGGATTTTTCCTGTATGAAAACAAGAACACTCAAGAGATATTGATTATTCCAATTTCAATGAATGAAAAGAATAAAGCGATTATTGAAGAAGCATTTGCTTGGATGGAGCAGGTCTGGGATAACTTTCAAAATGGAGACCTACCAGTAAGACCAGAAGGATCAACCAAGTCTAAGATGCCTTGCACATATTGTCCAGTCAAGAAGGCCTGTTATGACAAATCAGGTCCAATCGGTACTGTTGAAATAGATCTTTATAAGGTTCCAAAAATATGATTTGTGCCAATACAGAATGCGCTAAAGACTTTGACTCCAAGACACACAACCAGAAGTATTGTTCTGACGAGTGCTGCAGGGTTGCAACAAACAAAAGAATTATGCAAAAGTATTATGAGAAAAAAGCAATTAAAAAGGGTGCAGTAAGGCTCTGCAAAAAATGCAAGGCTCAGCTTAGCAGGTATAACTCTGAGGACATATGTTCTTCTTGCGTAAAAGAAACAAATTTAAAATCAAGAAAGCTTTTGAAAGACATTGTAGATGAAATTAGCTAGCCTAATAAAGACAAAAGCAAATAGGGTTTTAGGCATAGATGCCTCAACTAACTCTATAGCTTTTTGTTTAATGGAGGATGATGTTCCTCTTAAATGGGGAAAGATTAATCTTGTAGGCGAAGATATATATGAAAAAATTCACGACGCTAAAAATAAAATGGCCATGATGTTAGATGAACTTAAGAGTGATTATATTGCTGTTGAAGGTGCCATACTTGTCAGATCACCTGATGCTGTGATAAAATTGTCCTATGTCTATGGAGTTGTTATTGCTGAGCTTATGTCTACTGGTGCTAAGGTTATTACTATTAGTCCATCCTCGTGGCAGGCGTACATTGGCAACAAAAATCCTACGAAGGATGAGAAGTCTGCAATAAGATTGGCTAATCCAGGCTATGCTGAATCTTGGTATAAAAATCAGTTAAGAAATATGAGAAAGCAAAGAACTGCTGACTACTTTAATAAGAAATATGGTTTAGAAATTATAGATTTTGATGTTGCGGATAGCTTTGGGATTGCACACTATAGCAACCAGGTACTTACTAAGCGATGAAACTTTATCAAAGTAAAGATTGGCTATATAGGAGATACATAGTTCAAAAGAAAACAGTTACAGAAATAGGTAAAGAGTGCGGGGTCTCTGCTATGACTATACAGAGATATTTACAAGAGTTTGGATTGTTGAGAAAAAAATGAGCGAGTACCCAAATAAAGATGGTGGATATCAGGCTTGGATAACAGACCTTCAGTTAATTGCAACAGATGCTCCTTCTGGCCACAAGATCATTAGAGAGTGTTTAGAGATTGCAGAGATGCTTATAAAGAAAAATATCTCATATGGAAACTCAGCACTAGATCCAATTCGTATATTTTCAAAGGCGGACTCAACAGAACAGATTCGTGTCCGCATTGATGATAAATTAAATAGAATTCAAAACGATAAAGCATTCCCTGGCGATAATGATATTGATGATCTAATTGGATACCTAATACTTCTTAAAATTGCCAACAAGTCTTAGTCAACTAAAACGTGGTATAATTTAATTATGAGCGAAATAGAGCCAGCGGTACATTTTGACCGCATGAATAAGGTTGTGGAAGAACTTCTAAAGGGAAATTCTGCAACACAGATAGCAACACTCACTGGTTTCTCTAGAAAAGAAGTCCTGGAATATGTTGACGAATGGAAGTCTGTAGTCCATAATGATAGCAATATCCGTGACCGTGCTCGTGAAGCTATCTCTGGAGCAGATCAGCACTATGCGATGCTAATTAAAGAAGCCTGGAAGACTGTAGAAGATGCGGACACCCAGGGGCAGCTAAGCGTGAAAGCGAGTGCCCTAAAGCTTATTGCAGATATTGAAACCAAAAGAATAGCAATGCTTCAGTCAGTGGGAGTATTAGAGAATACACAAATAGCATCTCAGATTGCCGAGACAGAACGTAAACAAGAAGTTTTAGTTGGAATTTTAAAAGAAGTTACTGCTGGTTGCCCTAAATGTAAAATGGATGTTGCAAAGAGGCTATCTCAGATTACTGGCATAGTTGAGTCAGTAAATATTCACGACGCAGAAGTGATAACCAATGTTCAATAAAGATTTATTTGAAAAAATTGGCGAAGACATATATGTATATCGTAATTTCATGAGCCCCGAAGAATCTGACTCGGTAACACTGTACCTAGATAGCCTCCCCCCAGAAGACTACTGGCAGCCGCACCCTGAGAAAAGGTTTAAGGTAATAGAAGAAAAGGGCGTTGAGAGTTTGCAAGAAATTAGATCTAGGATTCAATCTCTTCTACACGACGGGTATTTTGTTGGCACAAATATTCATCCTCACAAATTATTACAAGGTACTAAAAGATATGCACATTCTGACAACTCAGAGTTTCTAGAGGCATCAAAGGCCTCAGCACTTTATGTTGATGGCGAAGAGTTCGACTACGCAGACGGCATTGACATGGGAATGTATATATTCTTTAATGATTTTGAAGGCGGAGAATTTTACTATGAGGATCAAGACATTGTATACAAGCCATTGAAAGGCGACCTGATATTCCATAGTCCAGAAGATCATTGCAAACATTCAACTAAAGAAGTTTTAAGTGAAAAGTATTATGCTTGGCCAAATCATATATACCACATGATAAAGGTTCCAAAAGGATATGTTCCATCTGGCCACCCTCTAACTAATTCAATGGGGAGGTAGCATGTCATTTGATTTCTCAGATTTAATTGATATATTAGACGGTGAAGAGTTTGAAGAAAAGCCAGTCGATCTTCGCACATTTGTAAATGACCCAAATTATTTAGGTCTACCTCCACTCTCTGATTATCAGTATACTTTGATTGAAAAAAGCTCACAGATATATAAAGAAACAACACTAAAAAAATTATTTGGAGACGAAGAGGGATCTATTAGATTTAAGCAAACGGCAAACGAAGTTGTCGCACAGCTAGGAAAAGGTTCTGGAAAAGACTACTGCTCAACGATTGCAGTAGCGTATATAGTATATTTACTATTATGTCTAAAGGACCCAGCAACATATTACGGCAAACCTCCAGGCGACTCTATTGATATTATTAATATTGCAATTAACTCACAGCAGGCAAGCAACGTATTTTTTAAAGGCTTCAGGAGCCGCATAGACAAGTCGCCATGGTTTATTGGGAAGTACTATGCCAAGGCATCTGAAATCCAGTTTAACAAGGCTATAACGGTTCACTCTGGCCACTCAGAAAGAGAGGCTTGGGAAGGATATAACGTTATCGTTGTTATTCTGGATGAAATTTCTGGCTTTGCAATTGATAATACAACTGGTCACGATCAAGCTAAAACAGGTAGTGCGGTTTATGATATGTACAGGGCATCAGTAGACTCACGCTTCCCAGATTTTGGTAAAGTTATATTGCTATCATTTCCTAGATTTAAGAATGATTATATACAGCAAAGATATGATGCGGTAATAGGCGAAAAAGAAACTATAATTAGAGACCATAAGTTTAAGATGTACGAAGAACTACCAGACGGTACAGAAGGAAATGAGTTTGAAATACAATGGGAAGAGGATCATATAATATCTTATAAAATACCAAAGGTTTATGCTATTAAAAGACCTACGTGGGAGATAAACCCAGTTAGAAAGATTGATGATTTTAAAACAGCATTTTATACAAACCCGACAGATGCTCTTTCAAGATTTGCTTGCATGCCCCCAGATGCAGTAGATGCATTCTTTAAATCTAGAGAAAAAGTAGAGAAGGCTTTTAACGTGGGATCAATCGCAGTTGACAACTTTGGCAGACTTGAAGAGTGGTTTATACCAGACCCAGATAAAAAATATTATATTCACGTAGACTT